AATCCATGTATAAATGGCTTTTATTTTCAAGCGGGGACTCAAGATGAATGTGTACCGTGTTCATGGGATCAGAGTAATAATTTTGCTAGTGATATTCAAAATAGAGAAATATTTTGTATGGATGGTAACACTACATATACAAAACGTTGTAAAGGAGGATATGATCTAACAGAACAGGACGTTATTAATAATTTATCAAGTTTTGGAACATGTACTAAACAAGCATGTTCTGAACCCGACAATAAATATTTATATAATTTTTCAGGTAATGTTTTAGATACTAGTGAAGTAACTAATATTAGTTGTACTGATGCTCGATGTTGTAGTTATCATGCTTTTGATCCTTCCGATTCTCTTAATATAACTATAACACCATGTGAAAATCCGGGTGAAGATTATACAATTACTGGAACGTGCGAAGAATGCGATGATCATCCATTATGTGAACCATACAGTCAAAATGAGGAACCAACTGGTCCATGTTATCAATCACAAGAAGCACATGATGTTTATTTAAAACGATGTACTGAAGAGAAAGTTATAACTGATTTAAAAATAAATAACTCACAATATGAAAAATATTTAGATGAAACTTCAGGACAATTTCATGATTGTAGCCAATGTGATGATGATGTTCAAATAGAAGATACCCCGTGTACATATTTAGCAGACCGCACTTGCATTAATATTTATGAAGGTGGATCAGGATTAACATGTAGTAGAAATATAGGAGATTTAAATCCTAATCTTTTCACTGATAGTTTTGATGGATTAACTGGTGAAGATATAATAAATAAAATAAGAGATGTAGAAGATGTTAATTCATATGACTATTTAAAACCGGAATATAAGGATAAATTGTTAGAAAAAATCAATGAAAAACATATCTTTTTTATTTTATTAAAGAAGTATATAGAGGTCATGGAATCTGATCCTTCCCAAAGAGTATCAAATGACGTGAATACTATTCGCAGTTCAATGATAAATTTAAATATAGGTTCAGAAAATAACTATGATATTTATACAGAATTTATCGATAATATGGAAGAAGGAACATCAGAATTTCAAGAAGAAATGTGTAAATTATTCGGAAAAGTAAAAAATGATTTTCGCAGTGATGTAACACTAACAGATATTTCTGGAATAGTTGATAATTATGGTATATCGTGTTGTACAGATTCTGATGATTCTAGTAGTTCATCTATAATTACTCCAACGATAGATGAAAGATTAGATTATGCTGGATCTATAAGTCGCTTAAATCAATTAGTTAGAGATATTGAGGATGCTTCTACAACCCAATTAGATGAAGAGTCAGGTGATACACCACCACCACAACAGACAATTGAACGTTTTACAAATATAGAAGGTATGTCTAACATGGAGCAAACGTCAATAACTAATTATGATTGCGTTAGTAATCAAGAAGATAATTCAGAATATATGGGTCAATGTGGCATGTATGAATGTAATAATGACACATGTAGTGATAAAGTACCAAGGGGTGAATGTAAGAATGTTTTAGATAATACTGGTGTTTTTAGTGATAATAGATGTCGTAATTATGGATGTAGTATCGATCCACGTTATCTAACACAACAAATACTAGTATATCACAATAATTCAGAAATATTTACAGAAGATGAAACAATAAAAACAATAAACTTTAATGTTATTGAAAATGAAGGAGATTTAGAAGATATAATAGAAATTGCATATACTAATCCAACATCTATACAGGTTGACAGTCGTATAAATAATTTTGGATATATTACATTAATTGATGATATTAAAAATAAAATGAAAGATATATGTAATTCTAGAATAACGGTTTCAGATCCTTCCCAAAACAAAGCGTTATGTTATGGTTTACCGGGTAATACAGGTGCTGAATTACTTGAAGGAGCAAAAGATGATATGTGTGATTTTATAGAAGAAACAGGCTCATGTGAACCTAAGGTATTGGAAAATACTCAAGAGTTACCTAGATATGATATGTATGGAATTTGGGATGTTCCATATTCATCAAAATGTGATGAAGGTTATACTGGACATCCATACATTTCTGAATATTGTTATAATGAAAATGAAAATTATCATATAGTTTTTGGTGGTTGTACTCCGAAAACCCAATGTGAAACAAATCAATATCAATTAAATGTAGAAAATGATAATAATTCGTACTGTATACATTCATATGATTCTGATGCTCCAGTAATCACTATAGGGGACATAAATATATTTAAAAATCAATATATAAATTGTCAAAGCGAAGATATGAAAATTGAATGTAATAATAAAAAACCAAATTGTATTTTGTGGACATGGAATAATGATAATATTTGTGAAACATGTGAAAATAATTATGGTTGTGATATTTCAGATGAAAATACCCCTTCAACCACATGTGTAAAAACACAAGATACAGAAGAATATTATTTAACATGTAATAAACCATACGAAGGTTATCGTCTTGAACAAGGGATAGATGTTATAAGTGGTGATTTATCTTTTATACCTAATGTTCCAAAAGAATGTCCATTAGATCATGCTACTGATGAAGGAGATGTAACAAGATGTTTACCATGTAGATCATTATATGGAGATGAAAAACCATTTAGAAAAAATGATGGTCGTCAAAGAACATGTTCTGCTTGTCCTCCATTAGATTTACTAACAATAGATCCTATAGATGGTAAATGTTCTAAAGATTGTGGTTATGCTTATAATAGTAGCCTACAAACATGTGAAAGATGTAATATAGGTGAAGAACCAAACCCTGGATCAAACGCTACTGGTTGTAGACAATGTCAAATTGGTTATCATTCATTTGACGGAATAAGATGTATACAAACAGAAGAATGTTCGGATGGAAGATGGATATGTGACGATTGTGAAATGGTATGGGAATTTTCTGATAGAGATTTTGAAAGAGATAATAGTGAATTAGATATTAATAGAAAGTGTTGTCCAAATAATATCCCATGTGATTATTTACATATTCATCAAGGTGATTATGATACCAGAATTTTACCAAATTCTAACGTATGTCCTAATTATTGTGAAGATACAAATTGTCAATATTATGAAGATCTACAAACCCCTTGTACAGAAGAATGTATTATTAATAATTCTGGAATAGATATCTTACAAGCAACTGGGAGAGGAGAACAATGTGTTTCTGAAAGTGAGTTTTGTAAACCGCGAATGAGTGAAAGTATTGGAGAATGTTGTGAAAATTGGCCTTTTCATTCAGATATTCAAGAATACATTTTAAATTCTGATAATAAATGCATTAAAATAGCAACCTGTGCTAATGGTATTAAAGTACGTGCTGAAGAATATGAAGAAACACCAAATTCCACAAATACTATTAAAGAATATAGAAGAATTAATGATCATAATATTAATTTTACGGTTGATGTTGATCAAATAATATATGAAAATGATGAACCATTTTTATTATTAGCTCCGGTAGATAATAATTGGTGTAATAATTATGATCTTTATAGTGAATATTCAACATTAAAAACCAAGTCTCGTATTTATGATGAAGCTATTAATTTTAATATTAATAATGAACCATATTTAACTGAAATATCAAATTATTTTTCTATTTCAAATGATTTAACACCAAATGAAAAAATAAATGTTTTAAAAACCAATAGTGAATATAAATGTAAAAATGATACAAATATTGAAAGTATATATAGTGAAGATTGTTCTTCTTTAACAAATTTAGAAACATGTTGTTATTCAGAAAAAGCAAAATGTAATACTTTCCAATGTAGTGAATATCCAAATTGGATAGATAAAGATGATAACACAAATATAGAATGTTATGGAGAGGAATGTGATATATTTGATTTAAATGTATGTTGTTATCAACAACTAAAATGTAATGATATTCAATGTGATGAATTAGAAGGTTTACGTTATGTTCAAAATGATGAAAAATCTTTGGACGATTGTGTTGTTGATCAAAATACAAATAATTGCGCTATAACAGGTGCTTATGGAAGACAAAATATAAATGAATGTTGCTCAGAAAAACAATTATGTAGCCAACCTGATGATGAATTTGCCCGATGTCCTGAAAATTCTGTCATACAAGAAGATAGATACTGTGTAAATAAAATATGCAATGAAAATGATTTTGGTATTGGGAAAAAATGTTGTGAACCAAAAATGTTTTGTTATGAAGGAAAAGAATTAAATGACTTTACCCCACAATGTTCTACTAATTATCATTATGAAGAAAATAATACTTGTGAATCAGACGTTTGTGTTGAAGAGGATTATCAACATACTAATTCATGTTGTGAAATAAATCTTATGTGTAAAGATGTTGAAAATATTTGCCCGGATGGATATACAGAACGCAATGATTATGAATATTGTAATTCACCAGATTGTACTTCTTATAGCGATTTAGAACTATGTTGTAGTAGAAATCAGATATGTGGCCAATTAGATGAAGATATATGTGAAAATACATATGATGGATATATTAATGATATACTATCATATAATAAAGAATGTGATAATCCGATTTGTGATATAACAGATCCATCTGATAAAGAAAAATGTTGTAAGAATGGATGTGTTGATAATAAATATTATGAAAATGGAAGATGTAATGAATGCTCAAGAATAGAAAACTCGAATATTGAATCAGAAATAATATGTACAACTAGGAATAATTCTCGTTTTAAAGATTTTAGTGATGATGATAATTGTTTAACAGGATATAATCCTGTAAGGTTAGTAGAAAACGATGAATGTGTCAGAAATCATACATGTTTAACAAGCAATGTTTGTAATCGCCCAGGATATGCTATTAAAAGCAGTAAAATAAATACAGAAATAGATAATAATTTACAATCAGATATAATTAAATGTTGTGAACCTATTTATGGAGATTATGAAAATTGTGAAGATTCTGAAGAAGATTGTATTGATGGTGTAAGATGTGTCTACGGTAAAAAACGTGAAATTATTAATGGTGTTGAAGGATGTTATGCTGATAATTCTAAAAATTTTGAAAATTGTAATAATAACGAAGAAGATTGTATAAATAATGTAAGGTGTATGATTGGTTTTAAATTGAACCAAGAAGATAAATGTATCATTGATGATGATAATAATTTCATCTGTGATAATGGAACAACAAATGAATGTAATGGGGGAAATGCAAGATGTAAATTAGGATATTATTATAGTAATACAAGGAAAACATGTTTACCCGGATCAAATATAAATGATCAAGGTATAATTGAATGTAAAAATGGTTTTATATCAGATGAAAGGGGTAATTGTGTTTTAGAAGAAATTAGGAATGGTAAACCAACTAATTTTATACTTAAAAATAGTATGTTGAAATGTAAACCAGGTTATAAATTAGTTAGAGGTGATGATATGAAATATAAATGTATTTTAGATGTTGAAAATAATTGGATATGCAATAGAGATAGTATTATAAATGATGAAAATGATTGCTGTGATCCAATATATAGAAATAATGAAATCGTATGTAGTTCTTCACCTAAATGTGGAGAAGGTTACACTCAAATAGAAGATGAATGTGTTAATGATAATACAAATATCTATGTAGATTGTGAAGGTTCTTGGACACCATGTTTAAGCGACTGTGAAGATAGTACTTATAGAGTAACGAGGAAAAGAAGAGGAAGAGGAGATGTATGTAGAGATGAAAATGGATCCGTTGTTAATAATGGAGAAAGAAGAACATGTAAAGGTAGAGGAAGTTGTACTAAATATAATGATTTATTATGTGGAGCAAATTTATCAAATACGATTGTAGAAGATGAAGGAAATTGGGAATGGAACTGGAATAATCAAAGAAGAGAAAGATGTGATAGAGTATACGGTGGTGAATTAAGTAATTGTAATAGTTTAATAATAGGCGATGATTCTACAAGGTTAAATTGTAATTATTATGAAAATAAATGTTTAGGAAATTCAAGAAAATCAGAAGATGTGGATTGTTATGAAATTAACAAAATACCAAAAGAAAATTCTTACAATATAGATATTGATAATATTGTTGATGATATTTATGAAAAATGTTGTGAAGATTTTAATCCGTTATCTTTATTAAGAGAAGATATTAATAATAATCGTAATGAAAGAGAAGAAAAACTTAAAAGATTATTAATGATGGATGAAGAAGATAGTAATTTTAATACTCTCAGAGATCTATTCCGTTAATTTCTCGCACATATTTTTTACAATATTATATCTTTTTTTTTCGATCAATTCTTTTATATCATCATCATCAAAATAAAAATTATTATTTAATAAATTAATTATTATTTCATCTTTTATATCATTTATGATTGATAATTTTATTATTTTATATTTATGACAAAGATATTTATGATAATTTATAATAATATATCTTATCATTTCATTTTTTTCATATATATTTTTTTGATTAACTAACATTTCTGTAAATTCTTTGTCTTCTAATTTTTTATCTAATTTCAAAAAAAGATAATCAAATATAACTTGATTATTACAATGGATACAATTTGATAATAATGTTTTAGAAAAATCGTCATTAAAGCGTGTTGTTTTTGTTATTTCTATAAAAAAATCATTATATTTATTTATAATAATCCCTTGATAATGTTTTGAATAAAATGTAACTTTTTTTATCTTATAAAGATAAAATAAAATATCTTCACAATTATTGATTCGATAAATTATTTGTAATAATTTATTATCAATTAGTTCTTTAATTTTATCATAATGCTTTACAATTAGATATGTAAGTAATCTTTTATGGTTATATTTAATAGAAATATCAAATAAATCAGGTATAAGTTTAATATAATTATTCCCAACCGTGCTTTGTTCTAATAGTAATTTTATGATAGTAATTCTATTATAATTACCAGCAATTATAAGGGGATTATATGATTCAACTAATGAAAATATATCCTGATAATTTTCTAAACTAATATGAAATCTATTAAAAATTATATCTAAAAACTGTTTATAAAAATATCCTTTTTTAAATACATCATGTCTATCGTGAATTATTAATTGTTTGATATTTAGTAAAGTAAAATTAACATCATTTTCAAAAAACCAAATAAATGTCTTTATAGGTGTATATATGTTACAATAATTATTAATATCTTTTTCATAGTAATTTTCTATATCTTTAAAAATGTTTTTTTTATTATTTATAAAATTGTATAATTGCTTATTAACACCTTTTAATTTTATAAAATCACTTGGCAATCTACAAGTTTTAAAAATAATAATTGATAATATTTCATCGGGTAATATATCTATCATATAACATATATAATATCTAAATTTGATTTTTTAAATATTCTTATTTTTAATCAAATAAGATGAATACAATTGAAAAAATCACTATTACAATAAGGATGCAAAATATAAATCTTTTAAAATATATTGCTTACAAAGAAGGTTGGAATTACATTGAATTATGTAAAGATTATTTAAGATAATATATGTCTACATAATGGGCATGTTCTATTATTAATATTTAACCATGAACTTATACAATCTTTATGAAATATATGTTTACATTTACTAACGAAAACTTGATCATTCTGTTTATATTCTTCTAGACAAATACTACATGTTTTTTGATTTATAGTTTCATTATAAGGAATTGTATTTACAATTAATATTGGTCTTTCAATATCACTTGTATATATTCCTCTACCAGTTGTATTTGAACAATCAAAACAATAGCTAAGAAAAATAGAACATACAATTAAGAATAATAAAAAACACATTCCTTCTCCAGAATATTTATTATTTATTTCTTGATATTGTTGATTATTATAATTATTATCATACATTGTATTTCTTGGACTATTAA